CAAGCAAGCCGCGGCGGCCGTCCAAGGCGGCGCTGAAGGCCGAGGATCTGGTGCCGGCGCTGATGTGCCTGGAGCGCCTGGTGAAAGAGCTGGCGCCGAGCCTGCCGAGCGGGGCGACGGACGAAGCCAACGATTTCGTGCGCGCCGTCGGGACCTTGCGGGAGAAAGCCCATGTTTAGGCGGTTCCATTGGCCCGCGTTCCGGCGCGCGCCGGACGGTGAAGGCGGCGGCGGCGCCGGTGGTGCCGGTGGCGAGGGTGGCGGTGCTGGTGGCGGTGGCGCGGGTGGCACCGCTGGGGATGCCGGCGGCGCCGCCGGCGGCGATAAGACCGGCGGCGATAATTCCGGCGGCGATGGCGGCGGTGCCCGCATGGGTTCCGGCGGCGGCACCGGCGGCGAGGGCGGCGTCGTCTACAAGCCGGACGGGTCCTACCGCGATGCCCTGCCCGAGGATGTGCGCACGGATCCGTCCCTGGCGAACCTGGACAGCGTGGAGAAGCTGGCCCGCGAACATGTGAACGCGCAAAAGCTGTTGGGGCGCAAGGGCGTGATCCTGCCCGGCGAGAACGCGAAGCCGGAGGATTGGGACAAGGTTTACAACGCCCTGGGCCGGCCGGCAAAGGCCGACGGCTATGACCTGACCGGCTTCAAGCCGCCGGAGGGCCTGCCGTGGAATGCCGAGGCGCAGACCGAGATTTTGCCCCTGCTGCACAAGCGCGGCCTGACCCAGGCGCAACTGGTCGGCGTGATGCAGGATTATGCCGAAGTGCAGAACAAGCACTTCACGGCCATGAACAAGAATGCGGCCAAGTTCGCGGACTCGACGATCAAAACGCTGAAAAAGGAATGGGGCGCCGAGGCCGACCAAAATCTGGACGCCGCCGACCGCGAAGCCCGGTATTTCTTCGACACGGACCTGGCCGCGGCGCGGGGCTTGCGCCTGGCCGATGGCACCTACGTCCTCGATCATCCGCTCCTGGCCAAGGCCTTCAAGCGCGTCGCCGACGAGTTCGGCGAGGACAACATCGTCACGCGCAAGCGCCCGCTGGGCGGCGGCGCCAACGACAAGGGCAGCGCCAAGGCCGAGATCGACAGCATCCGGGCGGCGGCGCGAACCGACAAGAAACACGCCTACAACGATTCAAAGCACCCGGAGCATGGCGCCATCCATAAGCGCATGTACGAGCTGCAACAGATCGTCAGCGAAGGCGCGGAAGGAGCATCCTGACATGGCGAAAAAAACCGAACCGGCGCCGGCCGCGCCAGACATGACGCGCGATGAATTGGCTGAGGCGTATCCAGACCTCATCGAGTCCGAGGTGCGCGTGCACCGGCCCTCGGCCGAGCAGGTGCGCATCGAGTGCCTGAAGCTGGCGATGGACATGCGCAATACACTCACCGGCACGCGCGCCGTCATCATCAACGCCAAGGAATTCGAGACATATGTGACCGGCGCGGCCGCCGAGCCAGACGTCGCCCCGGACGCCGCCTGAATTTTTCAATCCGGGCAGCCCCGCCAAGAGGGTCCGGTTGACCGCCTGAAAGCAGGCCGCATCGGTGCCGCGTGAGAGCACAAGGCAGGGTCCGGTTTCCGGGCAGCCCTCCGACCAGTTCGATTCACAACTGATTGGAGGATGCGACCATGTCGCTCTTGATCCCAGTAGCCTTCACACAAAAATTCCACGACGACTTCATCATGCTCGCGCAGCAGAAGGAGTCGCGTCTCGAAAGCACGGTGCGCACCGACCCGGACAACCTCAACGGCAAGTTCGGCTATTTCGACCGCATCGGCGCCACCGAAATGTCCCCATCCACCGGGCGCCATTCGGACACGCAAATCACCTCGACCCCGCATTCCCGGCGGCGCATCTCGCTGCGCGATTTCGATTGGGCCGATCTGATCGACAAGAAGGACATGCGGCGGATGATGCAGTCCGGCCAGCTGCCGCCACGCTACAAGGAAAACGCGGTTTGGGGAGCCAACCGCAAGAAGGACGATCTGATCATCGCCGCCGCTTCGGGCAACGCCTATTCCATGGACGAGAACGACGCGGCAACCGCCGTACCTCTGCCCGCTTCGCAGAAGGTTCCGGTGGACGCCAGCGGCCTGACCCTGGCCAAGCTGCTCATCACCAAGGAAATCATCAGCGGGGCCGACGTGGACGAGGACGAGGAAATAACCTTCGCCCTCTCCAACAAGCAGGTCACCAACCTGCTGAACACGACCGAGATCAAGAATGCCGACTACAACACGGTCAAGGCCCTGGCCGAAGGCAAGATCAACAGCTTCCTCGGGTTCAATTTCAAGCGCACCCAACGGCTCGCGGTGGACGGCAGCGGCGACCGCCTGTGCCTGGCCTATGCCAAGTCGGGCATCGGCCTGGCGGTCGGCCAGGAGATCGAATCGGACATCGGCCCGCGCCGCGACAAGCGCAATTCCATCCAGGTCTACGTGGACATGGGCATGGATGGCACGCGCATCGAGGACGAGAAGGTCGTCGAGATCGCCTGTCAGGAAAGCTGACCGCCGGCTTGTCCACGAAACGCCGCGCGCCGGCTCCATGACCGGCGCGCCGCTTTAGGAAGGAAAACACACCATGGCACTGACCAACGAAAACTCCGCCGAGCTGGCGAAGGTCCTGGCGACGCCGCCGCAATCGCTCAATCCCGACGAATGGCACGGCCGGTTTCGGCCCTACCGATTCACCTTCACCCAAGGGGCGGCGGCGGGCGACGCCAATTCCTTCGCCCGGCTCGTCAAGCTGCCGGCCGGCCGCTACCGGGTGTTCCTGGCCCTGTCGCGGGTCGCCAATTCGGCCTTCGGCGCATCGCGCACGCTCAATCTCGGCTGGGAAGCCTACACCGACATCAACGGCCAGGCGGTGGCGGCCTCGGTCAATGGGCTGGACGCCGCCCAGGACGTGGCGGCCGCAGGGGCTTACCCGCCGATCGGCACCGTCGGCGGCGATGAAAGTTTCCTGTTCGAAAGCCGCAGCGGCGTCGTCATCAACGCCCAGGTCCTGGCCGGCACCATTCCGGTCGGGGCGACCTTGAAGGGCTATTTCCTCGTCGTCTCCGATTGAGCGTTCAGGAAACACCGGCCCGCGCCTGGCGCGGTCCAGGCGCGGGCCGGTGCCCGCTTCACGGCAACGGCAAGGCCAGGTTCACCAGGGGTTGATGCCGCCATGGTCAGTCAAGTCGATATCGTCAATCTGGCCCTGATCGAAGTCGGGGCCGAGCGCATCGCCGACCCGGACGAAGAAGGCAAGGGTCCGGAGAACGTCAAGATCGTCTTTCCGATGATGCGCGATGCGGTGCTGCGCGCCCATCCCTGGAATTTTGCCATGGCGCGCAAGCAAGTTCCGGCGAAGATCGAGGCCCCGCCCTTCGGCTTTCGTTACAAATACGATCTGCCCTCCACGCCCCATTGCCTGCGCGTCCATCGGATCGGCGAATTCGAGGATCGCATTGCCTTTCAAGTCGAAGGCCGCGAAATCCTGACCGACGCGCCGCCGCCGATCAATCTGCGCTACATCAGCCAGGTCATCGACCTCAGCCGGTTCGATGCCCTGTTCACGGTGACGCTGGGGGCGCGGATCGGCGCGACCATCGCCAAGTCGATCGACGATTCGGGCAGCCTGGCGCGGGATCTCTGGGAACTCTATGTCGCCAAGCTGCGCGAAGCCCGCAACATCGACGCCCAGGAAGGCACGCCGGAAGACGTTTTCCACGACGAATTCCTGGCATCGAGGTTCTGATGGCACGCGTCGTCGGGCCGCTGACCAACTTCACCGCCGGCGAGCTGTCGCCGCTGCTCGACGGGCGGATCGATCTCGCCTGGTATCCGAACGGCACGCGCACGTCGCAGAACATGGTTTCCCTGCCGCACGGCCCCTCGAAGCGGCGCGAAGGCGGCGGCTTCGTCTATCCCAATGCCGATGCCGCGAAACGCTCGCGCCTGATCGACTTCGAGTTCAACGTCGAGCAGGCCTACATCCTGGAATTCAACGATGAGGTGATCCGCGTGTTCCGCAACCGCGGGATCGTCGTCACCGCGCCGGATACGCCGGTGGAAATCGTCTCGCCCTATCTGGAAGCGCAGCTGCGCCAGATCAAGACCACCCAATCCGCCGACGTGCTCTATCTCGTGCACGGCGCACAGTGGCCGCAGACATTAAGCCGGACCAGCCACACGCTTTGGGACCTGGCTGAATTCGAGCCCGTCGATGGGCCGTGGTTCGCCGAGAACGTCACCGCCACCACCCTGGCGCCGAGCGGCACGACCGGCGCCATCACGATCGCCGCCAGCTCGACCGTGGGCCTCAACGGCGGGCAGGGGTTCCTGGCCACGGACGTCAAGCGCCTGGTGCGCGTCAAGCATGGCGCCGTGTGGGGCACTGCCAAGATCACGGCGGTCAACTCGACCACCAACGTGGATGCCGCCGTGGTCAAGGATTTCGCCGCGGCGACGGCGCAGGCCGCCTGGCAGCTGGGCGCCTGGTCGGCGACCACCGGCTATCCGACGGCGGTGATCTTCCACGGCGAGCGGCTGTGGTTCCTGCTCAACAACCGGGCCGACGGCAGCCGCGTCGCCGATTTCTCCAACTTCACCCCCGGCACCAACGACGACGATCCGATCACCCTCGAGCTGGTCGCCAACCAGGTGCCGATCGGCCGCTGGCTGGCCAGCGAGGACACGATGCTGGTGGGCACCGCCGGGTCCGAGTTCAAGGTGAGCAGCGGCTCCCTGAACGAGCCGCTGACCCCGGCCAACACCGGCGCCAAGCAGCAGACCCGCTGGGGCAGCGCCGACATGTCGCCGATCCAGGCGGGCAACGCCAATCTGTTCGGGCAGCGCGCCGGCACCAACGAAGGCTTCCGGTCCTTGCGCGAGCAGGTCTTCGACGGGGCGACCGAACGCTACAAGG